CCCTTCCGGTCTCTCTCTAACCTGGTTCTGTGAGATAACGCCCTGGTCAGGCGGGGTGTGGTGGTCAGGTGGTCGATCTTGCCTATCTGATTGCCCGCCTAGGCGGTTCGGCGCCGTGCACGCTCGGTGAGAAGCGGAGGAATGGTGGCTGCGAGGAAGCCCGCTGACCCGCTCGTCGGCGCCGATCGGATCAAGGCGCTCGAGGGGTTGATCGTTCAGCTGGCGTCCGCGATCCGCGATGCGCAGCGGCCGGACAAGAACGAGCGCACCCAGCCGGCGGCGGTGGCGTCACTGTCGAAGGAGATGCGCGCGGTGCGGGCTGAGCTCGAGGACCTCAAGCGGGCCAACCCGGGGAAGTCGAAGGCCGATGAGCTTGGCGAGCGACGTGCTGCTCGGCGTGCAGCACCCCCAGATCGTGCACCCACCGCCCGACGTGGTCAGCCTCGACGCAGCAACGGAAGCCATCGAGCTAGCTGACGCGTACGGGATCTGCGACGGGCATCCGCTCGACGAGTCGCAGAAGTTCACACTCCGCCTCGCCCTCGGCGAACGAGCCGACGGGTCGTGGGCGGCGTCGGCAGTCGGTGATTTCGAACCGAGGCAGAACGGCAAGAACGACACCTGCAACGCCCGGGAGCTCGCCGGGCTGATCCTGTTCGGCGAGCGGCTGCAGATCCACACCGCCCACGAGTTCGCAACGGCCAACGAGTCGTTCCTGCGTCTGGTGGGGGTGTTCGAGAACTGGGATGATCTGCGCCGGCGGGTGGCCCGCATCCGGTACGCCAACGGCGAGCAGGGGATCGAGCTCCTCTCCGGTCAACGGTTGAAGTACCGGGCCCGCACCGGTGGATCTGGTCGAGGGTTCGCGAAGGCGGACCTCACCGTGTACGACGAAGCGCAGCACCTCCAGGCCGAGCACGTCGCCGCGTCGGGCCCGGCGAAGTTGGCGAACCCGAACTCGGTGTCGTGGTACATGGGTTCCGGCGGGCTGTCGACCTCGGTGAACGCCTGGCGGTTGCGGCTCCGAGCGCTCAGTGGGAACGGCGGCCGGCTCGCCTACGTGGAACACACCGCCGAAGACGTGTCTCTCGACAGCAACGGCAACGTCGCCTCTCACCGCCCAGACGTCCTCGACCGGCATGCGTGGGCGATGGCGAACGCCGCGTACGGGTACCGGATCACCGACGAGAAGCTGCTTGACCTGTACGACGAGCTCGGCCCGGAGATGTTCGGCCGGGAGTGCCTGAATCTGTGGGACCCGTTGCCCGGGTCGCAGGGGCAGCTGGTCATCCCGATCGAGGTGTTCATGGCCCGCCACGACCCCAACTCGGAGCCTGTCGCTCCGGTGACGTTCGGGGTCGCAGCATCCGACGACCGGCAATGGGCAAGCATCTCCGTCGCCGCCCGCCGAGGTGACGGGCTGCACCACATCGAGGTTGTCGATCACCGACCTGGTGTCGACTGGTTGGCGCCGCGGGCTGTGGAGCTTTCCCGCAAGTGGGGTGGCGCGACGGTGGCGATCCTCCCCGGGTCCGCCGCCGGGTCGGCGATCGCCGAACTCGAGGCGGCCAAAGTGAAGCTGGAGAAGGTCTCCGGGCAGGCGTTCGGCGGGTACTGCGGTGCGTTCATCGACGCCTTCAACGGCCCGTCCCCATCCGTGTTCCATCGCGAAGGCCCACAGAACGTGGCCCGATTCCGGTCAGCGTTGAAGTCCGCACGTCTGCGACCGGCCGGCACGGTGCGGGTGTGGGCGTGCGATCCGACATCGGACATCACAGCTCTGGTGTCGGCCACGTTGGCGTTCGGGGTGCTCCCGGCCGCCACCGCCCCGAAGTCCAAGTCGCTGTCGTTCGTGCTCTGAGGGGAGCGGTAGATGCAGGTGATGACGTTCCCCGATCGGGTCGCGACAAAGGCGCAGCAGGTCAACGTGGTCCGGCTCGTGCTGTCCCTGTTGATCCTGCCGTTCTGGTTGCTCGGCGTGTTCGTCGGCGTGCTGTTCCTGGTTGTGTCGTGGGCGTACGCCGGGGCGCAGGTCGGGTTCAGCGACGCCCGATCGATCCGCCGTGAGCGCGTCGAGTGATGCTCGCTGATCGGGTGGCGGCCGCCCGCGCGTCGAAGCCCACGTTGGTGCGTTCCGACCCGGTGTCGATGGAGGAGTTCGGCTATCTGCTCGGCGCCGGCCGGGGCAATGTGATCCGCACGAAGGCGGGCGCGTCGGTTGGCCCGATGCGTGCCCTCGGCCTCTCCGCCTGGTACTCGGGTGTCCGCTACCTGGCCGAGACGGTGGCGTCGCTGCCGGTCGGCTCGTACCGTGACGACGCGGTCGGACGGTCGGAGCGTGCCAAGCCGGTGTGGATGGCCCGCCCCGATGTCGAGCTGCCGTGGTTCCAGTTCGTCGAGCTGACGATGATGGCGCTGCTCCACAAGGGCAACTCGTACACGTTCAAGATGCGCAACCTCGCCGGCCAGGTGATCGGTCTGCGGGAGATCCACCCTGACCGGGTGACGGTCGGTGTCGCCCCGGATGGCACGAAGCGGTTCCTGGTGGATCGCATCGAGCGTGAGTTCACGACCCGTGAGATTCTCCACATCCCGGGCCTCGCCTACGACGGCCGGGTGGGGATGAACCCGATCCAGGTGTTGGCCGAGCCGCTCGGCGGGATCGCCGCCACCGACGACTACGCCTCCCGGTTCTTCGCCTCTGGTACGCACGTCGGCGGGATCATCTCGTTCGCAGAGGACATGACCCAGCAGGAAGCGCAGGACCGCAAGCACATCTGGGACACGTTCCACGAGGGTCTGCTGAACGCTCACAAGACGGGCGTGCTGACCGGTGGCGCGAAGTACGAGCGGATCTCCCTCGACGCACAGTCGACGCAGCTGCTCGAGTCCCGCCAGTACGGGGTGTCCGAGGTGTCGCGGATGTTGCGCATCCCCCCGCACAAGCTGTACGACCTGACCCGGGCGACGTTCTCCAACATCGAGCACCAGTCGATTGAGGCCGTCGTCGACAGTGTCCGCCCGTGGTGCACGCGCATCGAGGCGTTCATCAACTTCGACCCGGACTTGCAGTCGCCCGGCAACTTCGTCGAGTTCAACCTCGAGGGGCTGCTCCGTGGTGACACCGTCGCCCGCGCCGGCTGCTCGCCGTGAGAACGAGCCGGCGCCCCCGGAGATCGACTACTACCAGCGCCCGCTGAACACCGCCGTCATCCGCGAGGGCCAACCCGAGTTGACGAACGAAGAGGTGCCCGCATGAACTACGCCGAGATCACGCGGACCGTGCCGCTGCTCGACTACGAGATCGCACGCGACGGCGACGGCCGGACGGTGACCGCATATGCGGCGGCGTTCGGTAACTCGTACGAGGTCCGCGACCAGGACGGCCACTACGACGAGATCGTGAACGCCAAGGCGTTCAACCAGGCGATCCGCCGCGGAGCGGTGCGCACGGCGCAGGTGCACTTCAATCACGGCCTGACCTTGTGGGGTACCCCGTCGGATCGCTATTCGATGCCGGTCGGTGTCCCTGAGGAGATCCGGGCCGAGCCGCTGGGACTGCTCACCGTTACCCGCTACGCCAAGACGGAGCTCGGTGACGAGATCCTCCAGTTGTGGCGTGACGGTGCGATCCGCGGGCAGTCGTTCCGCGGTGAGGTGTACCGCTCGGCCAAGCCGAAGCCCCAATGGGCGGCCGATTATCGAGCGGATGGAGCTCGGCCTGCGTGAGTACGGCCCGACTCCGAACCCCGCCAATGCCGCCGCCGGTCTGGTGGCGATCCGTTCTCAGCTGCTCACTGATCTCAGTGAGATGACCCCGGAGGAGCGCCGGGAGCTGGCTGCGCTTCTTGCCGAGACCCCAGCGCTCGGCGATGACCCCCGCGAACCCACCGACCCTGACCCCGCCTTGGCGCCGGTCGAGTCGCCTGAGGCCGGGCCGTCGATCGACCTGCTGGAACTCGCGAACGCCAACCGGCGTCGCCGACTCTCATAGAAAGCGAACCCCGCAATGAGGACCCTCCAAGAACTGCAAGACGAGCGCGCTCGCCTGCTCAACGTCATCGATGACGTGATCCGCACGGCCCAGGCCGACGGCGGCCGCGCGCTCACCGATGACGAGCGCACCCGCCACGACGACGCGGTCACGGCGCTCGAAGGCCCCGACGGCGTCGACGCTCAGATCGTGATCCGCACCGCCGAGGCCGGCGACGCCGACCGCGCCGCCGCACACATCGCCCGCTCGGCCCGCTTCAACGTGCCGAACGTCAACGTCCGCGGCAATGAGTCCGTCGGCGCTGGCGTCACCCGCGACCTCGATGAGATCCTGTGGGCGACCGACACCGTCGTCCGGGCCACGTCTGGCAACGCTCAGATCCCCATCGAGCAGGTCATCGTGCGCTCGAAGCACGACAACGGCCCCGGCAAGCTCGCCCCTCGCATCACGGCGTTCAAGCTGGAAGACCGCGAACTGGTGCGCAGCTTCCAGCAGACCGTTGCCGACATGGCGATCGTCGGAATGATGGTCGACCGCGACGCAAACACGTCGGCCAAGGGCTTCCAGGTCGCCCGCAGCCTCCCGCAGTTCAAGGACCGCTGGAACGGCATCCTGCGTGCGATGGACGTCGACACGTCTGCCGAAGGTACCGAGTGGGTCCCGACCGGCATCGGGGCATCGCTCCACGAGAAGGTGCGGGCATCCGGCAAGGTCGCCCCGCTGTTCGCTCGGATCAACCTGCCGACGAACCCGTGGAAGTGGCCGCTCGAGGGCGCCGACCTCACCGCCTACCGGGTGGCTGAGCCGACCGCCGACAACGCTTCCAAGGTCACCGCATCCACCGCGGGCACCGCGGCGGCCACGTTCGACGCCGAGATCCTCGGTGCTCGCACGCTGTGGTCCCGCTCGCTCGACGCCGACTCGGCCATCGCCATCATGGGATTCCAGCAACGCAAGCTCGTTCAGGCGTTCGTTGACGCCGAGGAGCGTGCAGTGCTTGATGGCGACTCCGACGGAACGCACCAGGACGCCGACGTCCAGGCCATCGGCGCAACCGATGCCCGCTCGGCGTGGGACGGCCTCCGCAAGAAGGCCCTCGCCCAGACCGTCGCCACGGCGACGACCTGCACGGCGTTGAACCTCGGCATCGTCCGCAAGGCGATGGGCAAGTGGGGCGTGAACCCCGCCGACCTCGCCTTCATCATCGGCGTGTCGAACTACCACGCGCTGCTCGCCGACACGAACCTGCTCACCGTCGACAAGATGGGACCGAACGCCGTCATCCTGAACGGCCAGGTCGGCTCCGTCTTCGGCGTGCCGGTGATTGTCAGCGAGCACGTGAGGGAGGTCTTGAATGCGAGTGGCGTCGAGGACGGCATAACTCAGACCAAGACCTACATGCTCTGCGTGAACCGCAACGAGTGGGCGCTTGGCACCCGCATGGCGCTGGACGTCGAGACCGACGACAGCATCTATCGGGAGAGCTACCAGCGTGTCGCCGTGGCGTTCATGCGGGAAGACCTGCAATGCATCGGGTCTGCCGCAACGGACGAGAACACGGCGATCGCGTACAACGTCACGCCCTGATTCGCGACTGAGGGCCGGAGCGTCGATGCGCTCCGGCCCTCTTGCCGACCACCTATCTTGGAG